CGTCAACACGATCCTTGGTGAAACGTGGGAGGAGGAGGTTGGCGCCAAGCTTGGTGCTGACGGCTTGGCGGAACGGGCTGAGTTTTACCCAGCGAGCGAGATCCCGCGTGGTGCGTCGGTTGTCACTGCTGGCGTCGACGTGCAGGACAACCGTGTCGCGGTTGGGATTTACGCATGGGGTGGCGGCGAGGAGTGTTGGCTGATCAGCCATGGGGAGGTTTACGGCGATCCAGCAGGCAGCAAGTTGTGGGAGCAAATCGATGACCTTGTGTTGAGGGACTATCCAGTGGAAGGCGGTGGCACCACACGGATTTCGGCCATTGGGATTGATTCTGGTGGCCATTACACCTCGGAGGTCTACACCTATGCGCGTAGCCGACGAGGCGATGGTGTGTTTGCTTTGAAAGGGCAGTCTGTCCGAAACAAACCGCCTATTGGGAAGCCTTCCAAGGTAGATATTAGCTACAAGGGCAAAGTGCTTAAGAATTCAGCGGAGGTGTACCCGGTTGGAACGGACACGATCAAGGCAACGCTGTTTGGTCGGTTGAAGCACAACGAGCCTGGGGCGGGGTACATCCATTTCCATGCGGAGGCTGGGCATGAGTATTTCAAGCAGTTAACGGCAGAGCGGCAGGTGGTGCGATATGTGAAGGGATTCGCCATTCGCGAATGGAAGAAGAAGGCGGGGGATCGTAACGAGGCGCTGGACTGCTTTGTGTATTCGTTTGCGGCGTTGAACTTTTTGTACATGCGATACAATCGTGCGACTATATTCGAGCAATTTTCGCGTAAGCTGGGTAGCGTGCCAGTAAATGCGCAGAAAGCGGAGCCAGCACCGATAGAATCGATCTATCGGCCTCAACGGCAACGCAAGGCCCGGCCCTCCACATCGTTCGTAACAAACTGGTGACCATCCTTGTTCCCGAACTGATCTACGCCGGAGACACGGTGATTTTTGACGTGCCGGAGTTTACGGACTCGATCGGAACGGCTGTCAACAGCGGGACTTACACGTTGACTTGGTATGCGAGGACCAATACGGCGTCTGAGGGGACGACGATCACGGGAACGGCGCAGAGTACTGGGTGGCGGGTGACGGTGCCAGCATCGACGACGTTGGCATTTGATGCAGGGTTGTGGACGTGGCAGGCGGTTGCAACGTATTCAACGCTGCAGTACACCGCTGGCCGTGGACAGTTTACGGTCAAGGGAACGGCAGCTTACACGGGGACGCCGGGTGCCTTTGATGATCGATCTCGCGCTGAGATTGATCTGTCTTACGTTGAGACAGCTATTAGAACGCTGTCGCAGGGCGGGATGGTGCAGGAATACACCATCGGGAACCGCAACTTGAAACGGTATAAGATGCCCGAGCTGCTCCAACTGAGGGATGTGTTGAAAGCTGAAGTTGACCGTGAGCGCCGAGCCGAAAAGATTAGGCAGGGCCTTGGCAATCCCGGCGTCGCTCGCGTGAGGTTCACCTGATGGCACTCTTTGGCTTTGGTCGTACCGCCGGCCTGAAAAAAGACCTGATGAAAGCGCGAGAGCGCAATTCAAACCTCAAGCGTGCATATGCCGCTGTTGCCAGCAACCGCCTTACTTCTGATTGGATCAGCCTTGGCACCAGTGCCGATAGTGAAATCAGGAACAGCCTTCGACTTCTTCGGAATCGCGCTCGCCAGTTGGTTCGTGATTCTGATTTTGCCAAGGCAGCGTTGAGGGCAGTCCGCAACAACGTTGTTGGAACTGGCATCAAGCACCAGTCGCAGGTGCAAATGGTGCGTGGCGGCAAGCTTGATGATCGGTTGAATTCGCTGATTGAAAAGCAATGGGATCAGTGGACATGCGCTGATACCTGCCATGTTGGCGGCCAACTGAGCTGGGTTGAAATCCAACGGTTGTCGATCACGGCAATGATGGAATCTGGTGAAGTTTTCATCCGCCTGATTAATCAGAAGTTTGGCGACAGCAAGGTGCCGTTGGGGCTCGAGGTGCTCGAGGCTGATTTGCTGGACGATGACTACACGGGCATTGAGGCAAACGGCAACCGTGTCCGCATGGGCGTCGAGATTGACAAGTGGGGTCGGCCTGTGGCCTATCACTTCTTGCGGAATCACCCAGGCGATTACCAGTTCACTGGTACGGCCGTGGCAGCAAAACAGCGGCAACGGATTCCTGCACGGGATGTGATCCATCTGTATTCAGTGGAGCGTCCCGGGCAAACCCGTGGTGTGACGGCATTTGCGTCGGCCATCATGCGGTTGCGCAATCTCAGCGGTTATGAGGAGGCTGAAATTGTGGCAGCACGGGCGTCTTCGGCAATGATGGCGTTTGTGCGTACACCAGATCAAGAGCTATTTGAGGACGGCAAATACCAAGACGATTCCGTTCTGGACTTTTCGCCCGGTTCAATCCGGCGGCTAGCACCCGGGGAAGAAATGCAATTCTTCTCGCCCACCCGGCCTGATGATGCCTTCACGCCATTCGTGGCTCAAATGCTGCGGGCTGTTGCCTCGGGCGTTGGATGCTCCTACACGCAGATCAGCAGCGACTTCAGCCAGAGCAACTACAGCTCCTCGAGGCTGGAGCTACTCGAAACCCGTACGCATTACAAAACGTTACAGCAGTACCTGATCGAGGCATTGTGTGAGCGCGTTTACGAACGCTGGATGGAAATGGCTGTGATGGCCGGCGTGTTGGTGCTGCCTGGGTACGAGCTGGATGCTGAGCGGTACGAGGAATCGAAATGGATTCCACCGGCTGCGCAGTTTGTCGATCCACAGAAAGAAGCCGATGCTTACAAATCATTGATCCGCAACGGGATCATGACGCTGTCGCAAGTCATTGCTTTGCATGGCGGCGATTTTGAGGAGCAAATGCGGCAACGTGCTCATGAACTAGCTCTGGCTGACGAGCTTGGCATCGTGCTTGACAGCGACCCCAGTCAGGTCACCAGCTCTGGTCAGCAACAGAACCCACTTGCGGTTGAAACAGAAGAACCCGATACACTAGCAAGCGATGATCTCGAGGAATTAGAATCATGAGCGAATTGGCTGATCACATGATGGAAGAGCAGGACGCAGTCCGCAAAATTCAGAGCGAATCGTTTCAACGCGCTCTTGCTACGGAATTTGAGACTGCGACTGAAGATCGCATTATTGAATTTCCATTTGCTTCTGAAGCGCCAGTTGAGCGTTACTTTGGGACAGAAGTGCTTCGCATGGATGAAGATTCCATGGATTTATCGCGCCTCAATGATGGCGCACCACTTTTATTTCAGCATGATCCTGACAAGATTGTTGGCGTAGTGCAACGTGCTTACATCAAAAACAAGCGCGGTTACGCCAATGTGAAAATGGCCAACAACGAGTTGGGTCGTGAAATGCAGGGCCTGATTCAAGACGGCATTCTTCGTAATGTCAGCTTTGGCTACCGCATCAATGCAATGGAGACTGATAACAGCACAGACCCGATCACATATCGCGCCACGTCATACCAACCGTTTGAAATTTCGCTGGTGACCGTGCCAGCGGATCAAACCGTTGGCATTGGTCGAACCCTTACTATAAGTGAGTGTTCAACTACGGCCTCAGCCGTTACCAGCCCACCACTCTCGGAGTCAACACCCGTGGAACCTACCTTCGATTTGGAGGCGATCCGCGCTGAGGCCGCACAGGCCAAGGCAAAGGAGCTTTCCGAAATGATTGCCCTCGGCAATCGCACCAACAACAGCGACATGGCCCAGGAATTCATTGCAAATTCCCGTGGTCTTGAAGAGCTGCGCACCGCCCTTCTCGAGAAAATGAGTATCTCTGCCACGCCTGTGCAAAACAACGCTGCCGACATCGGCCTGTCCAACGAGGAGACCCGGTCTTTCTCTTTCCTTCGCGCCATCAACTTCCTTGCCAATCCTGCTGATCGCTCTGCGCGTGAAGCTGCTGGCTTTGAAATTGCCGCTTCTGAAGCCGCTGCTGCCAAGCTTGGTCGTCAGAGCCGTGGCATCACGATCCCCCAGGAAGTGCTTCGCCGTGACCTGAACGTTGGTGCTGCCACCGCTGGTGGTAACGTCGTCGCCACCGAGCTGGACACCGCTTCCTTCATCGACCTGCTGCGTAACGCTTCGGCCCTTGATCAGGCTGGCGCCACCGTGCTGACCGGTCTGGTTGGCAACGTGGCGATCCCCCGTCAATCGGGTGCCGCCACCGCTTACTGGGTTGCTGAATCCGGTGCTCCCACCGAAAGCCAGCAAACCATTGATCAGGTCAGCCTGACCCCCAAAACGGTTGCTGCTTTCACTGATTACAGCCGTCGCCTGATGCTCCAGTCCTCCATCGACGTGGAGAACATGGTGCGTCGTGATCTGGCCGCCGTTCTTGGTCTCAAGATCGATGCCGCTGGTCTGTATGGCACTGGTTCCAACAGCGAGCCCCTCGGCCTCAAGTTCATCTCTGGTATCGGCACCGAAGATTTCGCTGCTGACGCTCCCACTTTCGCTGAAGTGGTTGCCCTCGAGTCTGATCTGGCTACCGCCAACGCTCTGCTGGGTTCACCCGTTTACCTGATGAACGCCGCCATGCGCGGCAACCTGAAGACCACCAAGAAAGACGCCGGCTCCGGCATCTTCCTGATGGAGAACGGTGAAGTGAACGGCTATCGCGGTGTGCTGTCCAACCAAGTCGCATCTGGCGATCTGTGGTTCGGCAACTTCTCTGACATGCTGATCGGCTACTGGTCCGGTCTGGACATCATGGTGGATCCCTACACCAACAGCACCAGCGGCACCGTTCGCGTGGTCGCCATGCAGGATGTGGATGTCGCCATCCGTCACCCCGAGTCCTTCTCTCGCGGTAATAACACCCTCTGATCATGATGATCCGCATCCTTAGGCAGACAATGGCCGGTGGTTGCGTGGCTCGCGTGGGGGAAGTCATTGAGGCTTCCCCTAGCGATGCCAGATTCCTGATCGGTATTGCAAAAGCTGAAGAGTTTATTCAAGCCATTCCCACAGCTCCCAAACGGAGGAAACCCCAATGACCGTTCTTAACCTTGGTTCAAAAACGACGCAAATTGCGTTGTTCCCCA